GAAGAAAAGATTCAGATGGTATTTGGAAAATGTATGATAGAGTAAACCATACATTTGAATATCCAGATGATGATTACTTCTATGTAAATAAAGTAAGACTATTAGAATTTGAAGAGATACCTTCTGTATTCCAAAGGTATATAATTTATAAAGCATCCGGTAGAGCTGCTGTTCAGTTAGTATCTAACCAGCAGTTACAACAGATGTTATCCACTTATGAGTTGCAAGCTAGAGCTGCCTGCTTAGAATATGAGTGCAATCAAGGAGACCATTCATTCTTTGGTTGGCCTGATGATTCAGCTTATCAACCTTACAAACCTTATCAAATGCTTAGAAGATAATGGCAAGTGTCACACAGAAAGTACCTAATTATGTGTTAGGGATAGCTGCACAACCAGATGAAAAAAAATTCCCAGGACAAGTTAATGATCTAGTTAACGGTGTACCTGATGTAGTTGAACAATTACATAAACGTCCAGGCAGTGCTCTAATTAGTACGTTGTCACCATCCACCGCAGCCCATACAAAATGGTTTAACATTTACACAAAAGATGATGAACAATACATTGGACAAGTTGGTGCAGACGGCGCAGTTATTATATGGAGATGTAGTGATGGTGCTATCATACCCGTGGATTATGCAAATGTTGCTGGTACAAATAAAGCTACATATTTAGATAACCAAGCATTGTCAGATGAGAAGTCTTCAGATATACAGGCGTTAACAATTAACGAAACAACCTTCTTTGTTAACAGACGTAAGACTGTTGCAATGAAAACAGATGCAGCATCTAAGTCACCACCTCAATTAAATGAGGCTTTCATAGCATTAGATACCATATCTTATGGTAAACAATATGCATTAGATATTTACTCTCCTTCCAATAACACTACATATTCATACCCACGTGCTACCAGTATTGTAGTAGATGAAGTAGTATCACTTGATGGGTCTAGTACAGCATCAGCTACGGTAGGTGCTGGAGACTGCAAAGGGATGGGTAGAGAATATGTAACAGTAAATAGTGGTACAGCAATTGGATCTACCTCTCCTCCTAACGCTAGTTCAGGTGGTAAGAGTAATCTAAGATACGAGATGGATTCTCGATGCACACCTCAACCTGACGATAACGATGATAACGACGACTATCATGATGCATATAACTGCTACGCAAAGCTGCAATTTGGTGGTGAAGGTTGGACAACAAACGATACACATCAACATACCTCCCAGAAAGGACTGACTACAACAGTAACAATTAAGAACCATGTAACAGTTACATCTAGAGCTAACATAGCTATGGTACGTCCTGATCCTACCTCATCTAACGCAGAAGAGCATGTGTCAGCAGATGGTATATTAGGTGATTTAAAAACAACTTTAGATGCTATCAGTGGTACTGGTATTACTTGTACTATTGTCGGTAACGGAATACATTTATATAGTAAAGATAAGTTTGGTGTTACATCTCCTGAGAAAACGTTGATGAACATTACAACTAGTGAGATTAATAATAGTGCAGATTTACCACGTACATGTCGTCATGGTTATGTAGTACGTGTAGTAAATAGTGATGAAGATGTTGATGATTATTTCTTACGATTTCAAGCCGAAGGTGTAGAAGCAGATATAACGCAAACAGGTACATATGCTAGATCAAGTAATACTGTAACGATTACAGCAGCTGCACATGGTTTAGAAAACGGTGATCAAGTTATAGCAGACTTTACAAGTGGAGCTGCAACTGATGGATTCTATACTATAGCTAATAAAACTACTAACACTTTTGAAATAACAGACTCAGCCTCTGGTACTATCAGTGCAGGTGAAACAGTTACGTTTACACCAGCTCGATTCGGAGAAGGCATCTGGGAAGAGGTAGCAGAGCCTGGTCTAGAAATAGAAATAGATAACACAACAATGCCTCTAGCCCTTACCAGGGTGCTTCCAGGTACATTCTCTATTAATGGTGGTGGCTCTACTACTTACTCTAATGGAGCATTTAGATTCTCTTATCCTGATTGGGGTAAACGAGACTGTGGTGATGATATTACTAACTCTAAACCTTCTTTTGTAGGACAGGAAATACAGAAGATGATATTCTTTAGGAATAGAATTTGCATGTTAAGTGCTGAAAATATAATTCTATCTAGAGTTAATAACTTCTATAATTTTTGGGTAAAAACTGCAATGGCAATTTCCAATGCAGATCCTATTGATTTACAATCTAGCTCAACGTATCCAACTAAATTATTTGATGCTGTTGAACAAGCTGGTGGATTAGTTATATTTAGTGCTAGTGAACAGTTCCTATTAAGTTCTGGTGCTGAAGCTCTTCTAACCCCTGAGACTGCTAAGATCAGTTACTTATCATCTTACGGATTTAACCAGGATACTATGCCTATAGAACTTGGTACTACTATAGGGTTCTTAAATTCACAAGCTAAACATTCCAGATTTTATGAAATGGCAGCTGTGTCTCAAAGAGAAGAACCTGAAGTTGTAGAACAAAGTAAAATCGTACATGATTTATTCCCTGAAAATACCAGTATGATTACTGGATCTACTGAGAATAACATGGTATTATTTGGTATAGATAGTACATTACATACCGCATCTAATGAAGTATGGGGTTATAAATGGCATATGTCACAGGGTAGAAGATCTCAATCAGCTTGGTTTAGATGGACTTTACCTAATAATATTATCTTCCATACTATTATGGATGACGTATATTATGCAGTGCTTAATACAAGTTCTACATATACACTAGAAAAATTTGACATAAAATTAAAATCTGATACTCTATTAATTGGAGATTCACCAGAACAAAACAGAGTATTCTTAGATACTAAGAAAACAGTTGCAACTGGAGATCTTACATATAATGGAGCTACTGATGTAACTACCTTTACTCTAGGTGCAGGGTATTATAGTTCTCGTACTCTCACAGCATATACTCTTACAGATAGTGATGCTAGAGGTAGAAGTTATGATATACCATCCTCCGCTATTACAGGGTCAGCTCCTAACCAAACAATAACATTACCTGGTAACTGGAAGACTTCTTTAAAAGATGGGTCTTCTGTAAATACAGATGTAGTGATTGGATATGAGTATGAGTTTGAAGTAGAGCTACCTAAGATTTATATGACTAGACCAGAGGGAGACTCAGTAGCTTCTGAAACTCGTGGATCATTAGTTATACATAGGATGAACTTTGACTTTGGAGATGTAGGTGTTATAGATGTTACATTAAAACGTAAGGGTAGAGCTGATTATACATATACAGTTGAATCATTAGAATGGGATAATATCTTAGCTAGTACACCTGCGATTGCAAGTACTTATTTACATACTATACCAGTCTATGATAGAAACACAAATTTAACAGTACAAATTAAATCAAATCATCCATCTCCTGCTACCATTTTCTCTATGAATTGGGAAGGAGATTATTCAACTAGATATTACGCCCGTGTCTAAATACACCCACCCAATTACAATGGAAGCTGCTGTTGATGTAGCTTCTAATCTTCGTGATGATGATTATAGAGAAGTGTTTGAGGGCCACGGTCACTTTCCACTTCTCTTTATACCATTAACTGCTTTCCAAGGCGAAACTGTGTACTTCACTCATCCAGACGGCAGGATTGCCGGACTGGCTGGAGTTGAACCTGATGGTAAAATATGGATGTTATGTACTAACGTCATCCATGACAAACCAATGCTCTTTGCTAGAGAAGCTAAGAGATGGATAGAAAGTAGAGAAGAGAAACTCCTTTGGAACATTGTAGATAAACGGAATACCGCTCATCTAAAACTTCTAAAGTTTCTGGGATTTAAGTTCTTAAGGGAGCTTAAGCATGGTCCCAACAATATAACCTTTATAGAATTTTGCCGTGTGCGAACCAACAGCGATAGCAACAGCAGCAAGCAGCATAGTAGGGGCAGTAGGTGAACAAGCCGCAGCTGAAAAAGCTACTTCTGCTAAAAACAGAGCTAAACTAAAAAACCACGAAAGGAATACTACAGATTATTTAACACAAACTACGTTAAATAATGCTAAATGGAAGAATGATATATGGATTGCAGATATAAAACAGGATCAATATTATATGGCAATGATGGATCAGTGGACACAAACTGATCGACAGCTTGATAAGATATTTGCACAAGGCTCTTATAAGATGGAGAAGGCCATACGTAAAATGTATCAGAATGATTATGCTGGTACTCAAACAGGTAATACAGCTGCAAGATTATCTTTCAAGGCTGTTCAAGAAATGGGTTATGAGAAAGCCCAAACATTACATGAGATGATGTTTGCTGAAGAATCAGCATTTCTTGATAAAGATACTGCTTGGAATGAAGCTTCAGCTAAACGAGCCGAGGCTTATGATAGAATAAGGTTCTCACCAATACATGGTCATGCACCCCCATCACCGATTATGGACGCAGCTCCTAGTAGAGCTGGTATGTTCATGAGTATAGCTGGAAGTGTTATTGGAGGATTCGCTAGTGCTGGAAAGTTTGGTGCTCCGAAGGTAACAGACGGAGCTGGCAGCCTTTCAGGTCGAGGAGGTGTAGGACTTGGTAGAGGAACTGGTCCTTTTGGTCGAGATTTTGATGATCCATTTTACGGTACTCCGTTTTAGATAACCATGAGCTCATATAACGAAAACATAGCGAGGCTGAAACAAGCCTCTTCCTCTAATACCAACCTTGCTAATCAGTATGAAACCAATGCTGCACAAG